CCCGGCTCCCTGAAAGGAGAGCAAATGTAGTAGCCTTGTCATCTACTGATGGCTTTCAACTGGCTAAGGGTTAATGCGTGCAAACGACGCAAGGTACCTGTGTGTTCGGTTAACACCGGAAGACAGCGAACTGCCCTCGACCTACTTACTACTAACCTGCCGGGGTCACCCCCGGCAGGCCTCGCGTTGTGCGTCAGGTACGCCCGCCCACCATCGGACGAAACACAGTCCAACACTCACTACCTCCTCCCCCCGCGACGATCACCGAAGTGAACGAGCCGACCAGAGACCATGGGGCCTCGACAAGTACTCCCTAGAAGGCTGCCGGATCGACGGCCAGGCGCCATCGATCCAACTCATCTAAGGACTCCGACTCCTCCAAAGTGACAAAGTCCCGAGGGACCCAGCCACCGAGATCACGTTTCGGCTTTCCCTTGACCTTCAGGGAAGCAAGCTGACTGACGAAGGTCTGCTTACGGCCGACCCAGCCCCGCCGAGCGCAGAGCGCCCACCGGTTAGGATCGACATAGCCGTATGTCCGACGAACGGCCCCGCGGGACCAGGACCGTTCGTCCCTCTTCGAACCTCCCTCTCTTCCCTCCTGCCAAAGCAGAGCACAAGTGGCCTCTGACTCTGAAGGGAACGCCTCTCGTCCAAGAGAGACAAGCAATGATGAAGGCGGGCAGGGCCCGTCCCACGGAAGCCGCGTGTGGTAACGCGTGGCCATCATTTCCCGCTGCCTACAGAAAGCGGGATAGGACCTCAAGCACAGTCCTAGCTGAGAAGGGAGGAAACCCCAGCTCTTACCGATTCGGCTCCTGACAAAAGCGTCAGTCCAACGAGCTGTGGTGCACACGGCCGAGGCCATATGCACCATACCAGCAGAATCGGTAATCGCGCCTCCTCTCCGAAGGTGGCGTACCTCACGCCACTTCCCACTACGGCGAAGAAACACCGTAGAGTTCAACTCTGCTACGCAGGGCGAGCGTATCGTCTTCTTCACGTTGAGTCGATACCCCGAGGGGTAGTCCCGCTCCGTGACAGATTCTCGTGCCGAGATGACAGTGTCGTCACCGTTCACGAGATAACGCGCGCTGCAATCATTACGTGTGGCCCAACGGGCCGCAACGTAAGAATGCAGACATAGCAGTGGGAAAGAGAGGTAGGCTCCCATCATCTGTCCATGCTGTACCTTCCCGATGCGTCGATACGAATCGACCCCCGCGAAAGGACTACCGAGGTAGACCTCCGGCCGGAAGCTCGCTTTCGCCAACGCGCGAAGCGAACGGGGTACCTTCACCGAGGTGAAGAATGCAGCATCGAGAATAGCGTCTGTAACCCGAAGGTCCAGACCGTCAGTTGCATTCACCAGATCTACGGAGGTCTGGTGAGCGTTGACAAGGACAGATGCCATCCGCTCGTCGGTCGGGGGACCGCAAAGAAGCCACTCCTGCTTACGCAAATGCGAGTACATACATTTGTGCAGCGGAGCTAGAAGGTCGATCTCATCATCAAAGATGACGAGAGCTCTAGTCTTACCCGCTGAAGGGACTTCTTTGTAACGTGCTTTCCAAGAATGAGACCCCTCGGTCTCACGGAGGCACCGGTTAACGAACTCTTCTCGACGACCACGCCAGATGTGGTCCGCACGCGCGCCAGAGAAGCGCGCCGAAGCGTTGGGAAGATGACTCCAGACGAAGGAGTCATAGTTTCTATCCCAGCCTGAAGAGAAGATACGAGACGACTCTGCTCGCGCGAAGCGAACATACTCGTCGGATGGGGGAGGGGGTTGAGAGAAAGCTTGGTCGCCCCACGGACCAAGCTTGGAAACGACGTGGGCGCGGCAACCTGCTGGCAGGTTGCGCTTAATTGAAGCGAGGGAATGGGCAAGCTCCCATCGCTCGTGGCGCCTTAATCTCTGCAGGTTACAGAGACCACTTCCGTCGGCCTTACCCTGCCGACGGGGAAACGGAACAGGGGCCCGTCTAAGCCCCTGCTGGAGAAGAAAGAGGAGATACTTGTCAAGATCACAGGCATCTAGATCCGGCAACTCAGAACTCGGCAAGCCGAACCTGATCCGAATGAGCAAGATGCCATTGTGAATGGTCTCCTTAGTGCGTCGATCATGCAAAGCGCATGACGCACACCGTTTAACCCTACAACCGGCAACGGAGTTACGTAGGGTTGGCACTGACTTACGCGCAGTGCCAGAACGGCTGCAAGATGAGGATGCCTTGTGCTGACTCATATTGCTGAACCTGATCGGATAAGCTTCGGCGTCCGGGATCAGGTGTTTCCTTAGC